CCCATTTGCTCAAGGATTTCGAATTCCGCTATAGAGTCTGGGGCCATGGTGTTTTCGTCCATGCCTGGGTTTGCCTGGAAGATGCCTTTCATTTTGTTCTTAACGTAGTCTACCATCATACGTTCTTTTCTCTCGTCCCTTGCGTATTGGTCTTGAGAGGAAATAACCGGATCGTAGTCCCATTCGTTAAGTTTACTGATGAACCCATCTTTGTATTGCAACGCAATTTTCAGGATATCCCAGTTAACGTTCATGTATCCCTTCTTAATAATCTCGTTCTGGTCGTTGCGTCCGTATATAAACTCTTGGTAGATTTCCTCTGCTTGTCGGCCTCTTGAATAGTTTCTTAGTTGAATAAGCTGATCTCTTTCTGAGAACCTTGAGTAGGCAAATATGCCGGTTCCCCATCCAGAGTAGAAAGCTTTGGCAAACTGCAGCGCAAATTGTTTTGCAGAGTCTCCTTTTCTTTTGGACATTGGAGATATATCGTCGGAAGGAAATAGGTTAGAGCCTTTATTTTCGTATTTGTCCCCTGCAAAAAGTTTTGATTTAGTTGCCATGTAAGAAGCTATTTCCTACAAAACTAATAAATTATCTTTGTTTACCCCAAAAGTCTTCAGGATTAAACTCTTCATCTTCGTCTTCCTTGCTCATTCTTTTTTCTGAAAGAACCATTGGGCGGTACTTATAAGACAATAATGCACCTGCAACGGAAACAAATAAGTCGAGTTTAGTCATATCCTCTTTGGACTTCATCTTTCTACATTCGTCAAGAACCTCAATATGGTTTTCGTTTAATGCGTAGTATTCGATGTAGTCGCGCACTTCGGATATAAGTTCATCCTTTGATTGCTGTCCTCCTGTGTGGAAGCCTGGTGTATCTCTGTACTTTCCCTTATCTGCTAACCATGCGTATCTTAATAAGCCTCCGTAGCCTCTGTTCTCAAAGTGCTTAACTACTGAGTTAATGTTTGTTTCGGGAAACATTTTGCAACCAAAGTACCGGCACATCATAAGCATCTCTTCCATATAGATATCGTCAAGCTGTGGTTTGTTTTTGTAGGTGCAAACTATTTTGTGGCTCTGCCATTCGCTTACGGGTTTTTCAAGGTCATCGTTTTGGGCTGGATAAAGGACGGCTCCTGATGCGAAGGAGGCTGCTGCTTTATCCTCTCTTTGTTTGGCTTGGTTTTTTGTTTGGTAAGTAACTGGGTCGGCAGATGCGTGGTAGACGTCATCTATTACCTCCCATGTTTCTAGGTCTCTATTATATTGGACGCGATTGTGTGAACCTTCTGCTAACTTTTTACTTAGGAAAAACCTACCTGAAGTGGACGGTTTCCATTCAACGTGTGCCTTTGGCAGGAAGTAGTCCTGTAATCTTAGGTTCCAAAACTTCTCTGCGGTGAGTGGTGGGTATCCGTCGATGATCCAAACGAAGTCTCCTTGCTCCCGTGGGTCTTGTTCCAATGACAACATCCTTCTTAACTGATCGGTTCTTAAGTCAATCTTTTTAATGTTAAATCCTATCTCTCCGGCAATGGATCTCCAGATATCTGCGTAACATGGTGGGTTCTGTCTTTTGAACTGAGCAAGTTTTCTAAGGTTTTCGATTATGGGGTTTGCCTCGTACTCGGCAATTTTACTGTTAATATATTCTTTGGCCCCGATGTCCCATTTCGTGAATGCCTGTTGTTCGGGGGTTGGGTCGTCGATAATAGACTCTCCATATGGTCCAATGAAGTTTTCAAGTCCGTCCCATGATGGCATGTAGATTAATGCTAGTCCGGATTTTGTCTGTCCAGATTTTAAGCCTCGTTGGTAGAAGTTAGATGCGTCGCACATCCTTTTAAAGTTTGCTCCGGCTCCTCCTTCCATATCTTCTACTGTAGAGGGATGCAAGGAGAATGCGTATCTGTTCCTTTCCGATTCTGCTCCCTGTGCCATTGCTGGTTTAACAAGGTTCCATTCATCGTAAACGTCAATAAGGTCTGTCTTTGCTTCCTCATCAAGTAATATTATTCCTGTGATTTTATTGTGGTCATAGTAGTGTCTGCTTACTACTGGTGAGAAGTCTACCGTGGAGTCAAGCTCTGTGGACTCTACTGATACGTTTGAGTTAAAGTTTTTAGAGTTTTGTTTAGCTGCTGGAGACTTATATGTAATTTCTGTTTTTGGTCTTGTTGTAACGTCATTAATCGGCTTAAAGAAAAAAGCCATACGTCTCCACATGGGTACAAATTTAGAGTTCCAGTGTCCTTTTACTGTTGACTCGTGGTTTGCGCACATTGAAGAATATGCTTGTGGCCCGGCCACTACTATTGAGGTGAAGTGAAGTTTTGAAAGGCTTTTACCTGTTTCCCCTTCTCGTCGTGTTTTAGGGTTAATGACTCCGAAAAAAAGTAGACGTCCTGTGTCAATCATTTCGTAGCTACCGTCTTCTTCTGGGATAGCGTTTCCTTCCTTGTTTATGTTGGCGAATGTTTCTGTTGTGGTGTATAGGTAGGTGTACGCAATATCCTTGCGTCTGTCCTTATCCCTGTACTCACCAAACATACTTTGAACTTTCTTTCCTGTCTTCCGGTCGGTGACTGTATAGCTACCTGTAGAATAGTTAAGGTATTGGTAGTGCCATGGTGATATCCAGGTAGGTTTTCCTTTGATATATACCCAGTATCCGTATAGGCAATGGAACCATTCTCTTTTGATAAACTCTATTTCCTCTGCCCAGTTTTCTTTGTGGGCGGTAAGTACTCTCCAGATTTCATCTGCTCTTCCATCTTTTTCTTTCTGGAGCTTTTTAAGTTTTGCTGGTATTTCTCGTCTTTCGAAATATTGATCTTTGGGGTCTAGTCCGTAGTTGGCAATCTTCTCTGGAGGTGGTTTTAATATTGGGCAGTCTTTCGCGTTCGGATGCCAAAACTTATAAATCTGCTTTATAGTTTTATTTATGTCAATGCGTATTGGGGTAAGATCCTCGTCTACGTTAATGAAAAAGTGTGTATCTGGTTTCTCGTACTTATACTGCATATTTTACAAATATAACACTTTACAGTTTTGCCAATATCTTATTTCTCTGCATTCTAACGTAGTGATTTCCTTGTCCGTTAAAGGTTCTGTGTATATCGTATTCTAAGTCTACGGATGCGTGTTTAATGAAGGCTACTCTATCTCCTACCTTTAAATCAAAGCGGGTGTCGGGGAGTTGTGATCCGTATTCAAATCCTGCTGAAATAAATTGAGGGTGATAGGCTGTGTTTGGTTTTCCTATAAACGCAATTATTCCGGTTTCGGCTTTTGGGTTCTTTATGTTTCCTGGGATGTAGAATTCTGTTTGGAAGTCTATGTCGTCCTGTTGAACTAGCATGTAGCCGTTTAGCATTGTAACAACGTAGTTTTCTCCGTCAAGTTCTAATATATCACCATGAGGAAAGTTACTATATTTAAGCCTTCTCTTCGAAAGAATAACAGCGTGATAAGGAACGTGCACGTACAAGTGGCCTTCTGATTCGAAAGACTTTCCCTCAAACCGAGAAACTGAAACATCGGTTCTTCTCAAGATAACTTCGTCTCCTACTAAAATCTCCATCTCTGTTTCCCATGGCATATTACCGTGATCCATTTTAATAAACGTCAATTTCTCTGGGACCGTAATAACCTCACCCACGAGTCTTTGATGCTGCTCCTCATTGAAGATAGTCTCAAGGGCAAGTGTTCCTACTCCTGGAAGTTGGAGCTCGTCGGTTTTCTTAGTTAACTTTATTAGTACGTGATTGCTTATTGGCTTCATTTTTCTGAAATTTAATAAATTTTTCAAGGGCTTTTTCTGATGATAGTGCCTGAAGGTAGTGATATTCTGTATCAAAGTTTACAGCCGTCATATCGTATTGGAGTTCTATTTGTTCCACTTTATGAGTTGGTACGTGGATTCTGTAGTACTGATGGTTGGGCTCAATTATGAGGGCTTTAACCGGTTTACCTTCGTACATAAGGACTACTTTTTTTGCTAAGTTTTGTTTTGCCATAATTTAGAACGGGATATCTTCGTCCCCTGTTGGGACTATTAATTGGTTTAAAGGTGTTAATTTTTGTGGTATATGTAATTCTGATTGCTGCGTTTGGTTGGTTATCCAATTAGAGGAGTCTGGTGTGTAGCGGTAATACCTGCCGTTGGTCCAATCCCATTCAAGTTCTACTTGTCCAGGTTCTCCCCAGTGTTTGAATTTTACTTTTTGGACGTAGATTTCTGTACGTTTCGTAGTAAAATTCCGGTAAACACTGATACCGTTATGGGTTTTATTAAAGAAGTTGGCAGATCCGTTAATGTTATAAAGATTTGGCACCTCGTATAATCCTGTGTTCTTATCTTTCTGTATCTTTGTTGGGTGAGCCACTAGGAATAAATGCACTCCGTATCTTTCGCAAAACATGGCAAGTTTATCAAGTTCCTTGCTGATGTACTGCGTTTCTGATCCCACCCAATTATGTTCAATCTTGTTCCAAGCGTCGATAACAAGTCCTCGTATTCCTTTCTTTTTAACAAGGTATTTAGCCTTCTCAAGGATGTTGTCTAGTTTGCTGTCCTCCTCTGGTTTAATAAAAAAGAAGTTTTCGTTAAAGTAGTTCTTGGCTAATCTTAACTCCAACTCGTTCATGCGGCTGAAGGACTTCCCTATTAGCTTCTCGGCAAACTTACTGAAGTGAAGTTGTAGTGGGTAATTCTCTGGAGAGTAGACTCCAAACTGCCAATCGTGCTTAATGTTTAGTAGCGACATCATAAAGTCCGTAAACTCAGATTTTCCATGACCAGGTATTCCAGTGATGACTGTTATATAACCTGGGTGGAACTTTAGTAGTTTGTCAAAATCAGCTATGCCTATCTCACAACCTACAGGAAGTCCGTTATGGAAGTAGTCGTCGATCTCTTCTGATATATCAAGGGCGGTGAATATTCCTGATACTGGAAACGGCTTCTTATTGTCGATTGTTTCCTTGATGGCCGATGGTCCGTATTTAACTAGGCATTCGTTTGCATCTTTGCAATCCCTGAATGAAACCTTATAACAGTTCTCGGCACCGAGTCTTCTTACGAGTTCGTCTCTTAGGTTATTTCCAGCGACGTCATTATCTGTAGCTAGGATAAACTCCGTATCGTTTTCAAAAAGGTCAATACAATTATCGAGGTATGACAGATTATTGCGTCCAATAGTAGCCCCATTAGGTACTGATACTACGTTTCTGTATCCTGCTTCGTGAAAAGAAAGAGCATCCATTTCTCCTTCGCAAATAATAACCTGTTTGGAGTTAATAACTGCGTCGATGTTATAAAGGCAAAGTTCTGCCTCGGATACCATTTTAAAGTTTTTCTGGCCGTCCCTGTATTTGACGTTGATGAGCTCCCCGTTTTTGAAGTAATTAAACTGAATGGTATTTCTCTCCTTTTGGACCTGTGGCATATAAGTCTTACCCTCAGTAATTCGGAAGTGGATTAATGTGCTTGCGGATATTTTGCGATCCCTGAACCAGTTTACTGCGGCCCCTGATAATATTTCAAGTTTTGGGTTCCACTCTGGCTTTTTAAATTTAGGCTCCGGTTTAAATTCTTTCTTTTCAACGAGCACCACGTTACAGTGATTGCATCTTCCTACCTTCTTGTTGTAATTAAACGAGAAGCACTTCTCTTTCTGCTTCTTCCTTGTGTGGGAACAAACCGGACAAGTCATATGGTTCTCTCCGTCTCTTTGGACTTCGATATCATACTCCTGTTTATCTTCTAGGTTAATTACAATCATTAGTAAACCATTTTAAGCGTTCCTTGTGGCTGTGTTTTATCCTTATCCCTTTTTAACCATTTTCTAGCGGTAAGGTAAAGAGATTTGTAAGCTGTGTTTTTTTTATAGTTTTCGATATCGTCCAAGGTGTCGTCAATTTGTTCTTGAGAATAACCTGCTTTTATTAATTCCTGTATTTCATCATGGGTTATTTTTAGATGAACGAACTGTCTATAAAAAATCGCAGGCATATCTATTGTTTCTTTGTTTCTTTGTTTACTTGTTTCTTTGTTTATTAATAGTATAGGTGCTTGCACACTTGCTGTCCTCGTGCTGTCCTCGTGCTGTATAAGTGCTTGATCAAGAGCTGTCCTCTTGCTGTCCTTTTGCTTGCTTATTTTTTGAGTAAGCGATATAACATTACAGGAGAACTGATTTCGAGATGGAACTACCATAATTATAAATCCATATTCTATTAAATCTGCCAATATTTTAGAGTGGGTGTTTCGAGATTTTACTCCAATAGCCTCCATATTTTCGGATGTAGTTATGGAGATTTTTTCTTTTTGCCCGCAACGGTTCCACTTCTCAATAAGCCACATGTATAGTGCCGTATGAGTAGGAGTGTTTAAGTCTGGGTTTTCGTATGCCCAGTCAAACCATGATCTTGATAGTTCGTATCCTGTCATTCTTCCATTTGATTATACATTTTACGCATCTCCCTTAATAACTCTTTTACCTGCCACTTTTCTAGGACTATACATCTTCGTTCACAATCTGCATCATGCTCTGTGCTAATCCCTAAGTACAGTTTTTCTTTAGCATTAATAAACATTGCCAATTCAGTGCCGTCATTAAACTCGTATTCTTCGAATATAACTTTCATAATAAAGTAGGCCAGTCGGAGGCATGCACAAACGATCAAGTAAGAAGCACACCCCCTATGGCTTTATTTTAAATAAGTATTTATCTGATTTTTCACTTGATCGTTTGTATTGTACCACAATGATATGGCTTATTAATTTAAAAAACAAATTATGTTTAAAAAGATCTGGCGATCGAGCCCGTAGCCAACGACCAAGAAGGCAATCGGGGCTCGGCCAGATTAAGTTAAATGAACCGCTAATTCAGCCGATTCAAGATATTGTTTAAGACCTTCGCTTACTTCCATGAAGAATTGATAGGCTATGTTAGACGGGTTTCCCTCCAACGTAATTAATCCTATTGCGGATAAGTCGTGGATCATGTCCTCCATATCTACTCCTGGTTCGTACACTACGTCGTGGAGAGTTATGTTGGACGCGATATTCTGCGTTGTCTTGTGATACCAAACATAAAAAAGAACAGTCTTTATCAATGCCGAGTTATGTCTACTAACCGGTGTTCTGAACCCAGTTATCTTCTCAAACACGTAGCAGAGATGATCTTTATAACGGTGAATATAAAGACTTATTGTGCACCACTCAATAATTTTATCTGGGTTCCTCAACTTATCGTCCATGGCAACGAGGTTATACCCTACAGCATTCATAAGATCAACTACGTTTTGGAAGCCAGGCATCACACCCATATCCCTGTATTTAATG